CGGAGACAAGCCACGCGACCATCTCAGGCGAGCAGCGCTCGTCGTCGTCCAACCGCAGGACGTAGTCACCCTTGCACGCCTCGAGCACGGTGGGCAGCATCTGCTCGAGGTAACCTCCTTCGACAGGCACCATGACATCATGCGCGTTGGCGTGTTCCCAGTGATTGCCGAGGAACTCGCGGGCCTGTTCGCCGTGCGCACCGAAGACCATCTGTCCACCTAAGGTGAAGGCTAGGTCCGCGATCTCTTGCAGGAAGGGCCGGATCCTCAGCGCCGCCTGCGTCACACACAGAACCGTGATCGTCACAGAGCCTCCCATCCTGCCGGAAACGTGACTCGCTTCACCCCGTCGCTGTGCCATCGCGCGGGATAGACCACCCGCTTGCTTGGGTTTGGGTTGATATACGCAGCCCACCACGAGTACGAACTGTTGGCGATGATGTTCGACGAACAACTGGCCATCGTGTTCAGGTCGTTGATCTCATCGCCTTTGTCGAGTACGTGGAGATGCGGCCAGCGCTTGCGACACCACGCGGGGTCATCCGAGAACACGAGGAAGCGGGCACCTGGGAAGCTCGCCATCGCGCGCTCGTAGTAATCCGTGTCCCACAAGGACACGAAGGCGGCGTCGGTCGTGTAGTCCGTCCGACGCACGTGGAGCGATACCTCAGGACGGCTACCGATGTTATCCCCGTAGAGCTTCATGATCTGCGCGCGGAACTCGTCGAAGTACTCGACGCGCTGCACCCACGGATCCGGAATCGCACCCCGCAAGAACTGCGCGTGGATGTAGGCAAGCTCGAACATTCGATTGCCGAGTCGCCCGCCAATCTGGTTCGGCGAGATCATGACCCGAACTCCGCGGCCACAGCCAGCAGACTCGCGTGGTCATCTGTGTCCATCGCGCGTTCCGTATCGCCAGCATCAATCAAGTGCACCCCGCGCGGGTCGAGGATGAAGTTCCACGGGCGGACGTCCCCGTGTCCCTCGACGGGCGTAGCGCGAATCCAGTCCGCGACCTGACGACGCGGCGGGTAGATTCCGGACAGGCGCTCATAGGTGCGCAAGTTGATGCCGGCCATCCACGGGCGATCCTCGCGCTTCCGCAGGATGAACAGGCGCTTCTCATCAAAGCTTGAGGTAATCCCGAGCATCCCCGGCCAGATACCCTCAGGCGCATCCCAGTACGGCCGCGTGATCGTATCCTTGGGCGTCTCAAACAAGAACATCGGTCGACGTAGATTGCACAGGTGACTCGGCGTCGTCGTCAGCAACTTCGGCTTGTGCGCCACGAGGTCGCAGTACAATGCTTCGACCTGAGGGCCGTTGTGCGCCATTGTCTCCCACGGGTGCGGTGTCTCCACGATGACGCGGTCACCCAAGTCCATGACCGCTTCCAGGGCGGCTTCGTCCATATGGTGGAGGACGTTCAATGCGAGCACAACATCGAAGTGCTCACAGGTGCCGAGTGTGCGCAGCTGGTCGACCGTCAGGCGTTGCTGGAGATGAATGATGGGCGCGTTCGCCTCGCACAAGTCCCACAGACGCGGGTCGTCGTCCACGGCCACGCACACCGCACCAGGATAATCCTCGGCCAAGCGGAAGCTGAAGTACCCCAGGTGTGCACCGAGGTCGAGCACGGTGAACGGGCGGCGGAACTGATCGAAGACCGGACGCATCGCGTCGTAGCGTGACGCGCACTCCCGCACGCCCGCGAAGGCGCGCTGACCACGTGCCCAAACGTCCTGGTAGACTTCCATCATCGGTGCCTCAGCAGCACGTCGTCCGAGAAGCGTGTCACCACGTCGTACTCCGGCAGCAACTCGAGGATGCGCTCGAGACCAACTTGTCCCTCGTAGAGCTCCCGCTGGTTGTATTCGGTGTAGAGGAATCGCGTGCATCTTCGGAGGGTGTCGAGTCCGCCCTGAATCAAGTCCACCTCGGCACCCTGCACGTCGGCCCAGATGAAGTCGATCCGCTCCTCGCTCATCGTCGCGGCCCACGTGTCCAAGCGGATGATGGGCACCTTGACGGGTGCACCGAACTGACACCACGGGTACTGCGTCAGGTGCAGCTTCGGGCGGCGGATAGAACCCGACAGGTCCCACCCATGCGGCAGGCGCGCGGCGACAGCGGCCGCCTCAGGTGCCGGCAACGGCGAGGGTAAGCCTTCGCTCGGGTAGAACCGCGTCGTGCCGTTCTCGTTCCCGACGGCCATAGGCACGAGGACGACGCGCGAATCTTTCACGGCGAAGCGCGCGAGTGCACGCGGGTCCGGCTCGAAGCAGTAGATGCGGGCCTGCGGAAAGGCCTCGAGCATCCGCTTGGTGTCCGTCCCGTCGTTACATCCAATCTCCAGGATGATCGGGTCGGGACGTCCGATGAGGCGACTCATCTCCTCGAGACTCAAGGTCCCGGGCGTGATCGGCAGCATGTTCACCTACTGAGAATCGTCACAGGACATGCGACGACGCCACCATTATACCACGATGCGTCAACTTTTATACGACCTCTCCGAGGGTCACTTCGTTGAAGAACGGGCGGTTCGTCCCGCTGTCTTCGAATCCTTTGATCTCGACAATTGGTGCCGTCGCACCGTCGGAGAGAACGATCTTGTCCCGGGGATCGACGGGTTCCGTCCGTGTCGCAGCGCCGTTGTCGGCAAACGGTTCGAGGAAGGTCACCGTCGCCAGCGACATGACGAGTCGACCTGCTCCGGTGTACTTCTCCTTGCGCGTGCGATCCACGAGCGCCTGACGCGAGACTGGCGAGGCGTACTGCTCCTCGCCGTCGCCGTTCTGACTGATCCAGGCGAAATGCTGGACGGTGACCTGCAAGTCCCCGGTCAGGTCATTGGCCAACGCCACGCCGCCACGGATAAGATCTGCGAATCCCATTAGGATGCTCCAAAGAGAATGCCGCGCTTGAGCGCGGAACGGGCGTACCACGACGGCGGGATCATGTCCCGCACAGAATCCGGCATCGCCTTGCTGAGGTAACCGAACGCAGGTCCGAGCGACCGGACATACGCATCGAAGGCCTCGATGGTCGAGAAGTTGTTGGCGCCGAACGTCAACGCGACCGACCCCGCCTTGATGGACGTCAAGCTGGATTCAGACCCGATGACCTTGAGGGCGGCATTGTCCGCCGTGCGATCTCCCGCGAGGAGGATGCCGGCGTACTCACACTGGGCGTCCTTCAGCTGCTGCGGAATCACGGTCGACGCGAGCGCAAACCCGTTGGCCGTCAACATGCCCGTGCGGGGCCACGAGAGCGCCTGCACGTCGTCCGTGGACGCGCCCGTCCATCGGAACAGTGAGTTCATCAAGCGGCAGGCCCACTCGAGCGCTTGCTCGATGACAGGATCCGCCGCGGCGAGCGGTGCAGTGTTGAACAGGCGCGCTCCCCAGTAGGCTTTGTACTCAACGACCGTCGCGTAGCTGTTCGCATTCGCATCGCCTGGCGTGGCAACGAGGGACATGGCAGGTCTCCTTACGGTTGAAAAGCGAACCGGACGGGGCCGCGATGACCCCGCCCGGCAGAACCCGACTCTTACGTGGTCGTCATGTGCAGGATGCCCGACCGACCCTGAGCGTCGGAACGCGGCAGCGGCACCGCGATCTGGAACGCCTTGAAGTTGATCTCGAACCCACCGTACTCGTCCCACTGGACGGTCTGGAGGTTCTCGCCCTGGACCCAGACGATGTTGTCCGCGGTCATCTGCACGAACACGACGGAACCCGACGGGAGCTGATCCGCAACCCGCACACCCTTGATCGCCGGCACCGCCTCGATGCGCTGCCGAATGGTCTGCGAGCTGACGGTCGAACCCGTCGGCGTGTAGTCGTTCTCGATCAGCACGCCCGCGTCCGTGGGAATGTAGATCATGAACGGTCCGTACTGACGCTGCGCCGACAGCGCCGTGAGCGCGGCGAGAACGTCCGCGAGGATGGACGGCCCCGTCTTGCCCGTGGTGCCCCACGCCAGATTGCTGTCGAAGGTCACCGACACGATGCGATCCGGGAACGTCGTGTAGCCGTAGATCGGCAGACCGCCGAACGTCTTGCCACCCTGGAACAGCATCTTCTCAGCCTTCTCCGCGACCACGCGGCCCGCCGTGGCCACCTGGGTCGTGTCGAGCGCTTCACCCTTCTCCCTCGACGCTGCGAGCTCTCGCAGGTTGATGAAGAAGTCCTTGTGCGTGATCGGCAGCGGGAGCTGGTTGAGCGAGAACTCCTGCCGGTCATTCGGACTGCGGCTGACGCCATCGAGCGACACCTCAGCCTCGTCCATGAACGTCACCTTCTCGTAGCCGAAGACCGTCTTGCCGAGTGCGTTCGGCACAGGGCGGACGAGTCCGGCCGCGATGAGGTCCGCGACACCCACGAGACGGATGAGCGCCTCGTTGATGAGCACGTCATCGAAGAACTTCCACTCTTCGTGACGCAGCGTGTCGAGGGTCCGCAGGGCCGAGCACGAGAGTGCCTTCCCCGCGAGGGCAGCCGCCTTCAGCTGCTGTGTGGCCCAGCGGCCACCCGAACCCCGATTGAAGAGCGTCTTGCCGTCGTCGAAGACGGTGGGCGCGGCCTTGCGGGAGAGGCCTCCCCGCTTGCTTGCGATGCTTCTCGCCATGTGTTCTGTCTCCTTGGAATGACTGCCCAAACGGGTCAGTCGGAAAGGGTCCTTACAGGACCTCGACGCGGATCGCCGTGGCCGCAGCCACAAGGCCCGCGTCCGTCAGCGAACGCGCCACGGGGTGAACGCCGCCGCTCGTCTTGAGCGTGCCGTCGCCGACGGAATCCAGAAGCTCGTCTTCCGAGATGTTCTGACCCGACGCGATGTAGGCCACCACCTGGTCGCCCGGCGCACAGACGGCCACCTTCACAGTGTCGCCCGAAGCGTAGAACGCCGTGCTCGTGCCCGAGCCCTGGCGCGAGTTGTCGATACCCTGGCCGAGTTCATCGCGCTCGACGGCGATGGCGAACGGGCAGGCCGCGCTGTTGGCCGTCTGGTTCGCGAGAGCTGAGACACCCTTGACGAGGTATCCCGGCTTGATGGTCTCCGTGGCGACACCCTCTTCGTTGTACTGGGGTTCGCCGCGGAGGACGATGGAACGGTTCTTCATGATCGGTCTCCTGTGTCTTGTGGTGCTGGTTGACTACGCCGACGGCGAGAACACCTGTCCGCCACTCGGTCGGATGCTGACGTTCGCCTCGAGTCCGCCGTCGACCGGCGCCTTCGGTGCGATGTTCGAGACGAACCCGGAAAACACCCACGAGGCGCCATCCGGAAAGTCGATCTCGTAGAGATCCTTCGTGCCATCGGCCCACGCCTTCATCAGACCGGCGACAGCGTTGTGGGTCTGGTCAGCCGACGGGAGAAAGCCCAGCATGAACTGGAGCTCACCCTTGCGTCGGATGCCAACCACGTAGCTGTCATCGTCCGAGTTGTGCATCGTGGTCTCGATGGGCTTGCGACTCAGCGGCGGCGGCGTGATGTCTCGCAGTTCGGCGATTGCCGTGCCGTTCCGCTTGATGATCGTGCCGTGCGCTGAGATGGCATTGGATTCACTCATGTGCCTCTCCTGGAGGTAGGACGCCTGCCGCGGAATTGCGACAGGTCACCCGCCTCAGTTGCGCTACGCCTTGACGGGCTGACGCGAGGCCAGCACGCGCGCGTTGAGATCGGGCGCCGCCGGCACAGGCTTCGGACCGTCGCCATCGGTACGGGCCACGCCCGCGCCGCTGTAGTCCACCGCCGCCGTCTTGATGTCGGCCAGCGCCACGAGCTGGTCGAGCTCCGCCTGGGACATCGCCTTGAGCTTCTCGTCCGTGAAGGTGCAGCGCTTGGACGCCTTCAGCGTGGCGATGGTCGTGTCCTTCTTCGCCTGCCCCACAGCCAGGCCGCTCGTCACGAGCTCACGGACGTCCGCGGACGCCGTCTTGAGCACGTCCTCGAAGGTCACCGCCTTCGGGGTCTCGACCACCGGCGCCGCGGCACTCGCCACGACCGGGGTCTTCACTTCGGTCGTCGGCGCCTCGATGGCCTCGAACCGAACCAGCGTCTCTTCTGACGCCTCGCCGAGCATCTTCTCGTCGGCCGCCGTGAACAGCTTGGGCTGCTTGGCGATGAGCGCCTTGATGCGTTCGCACTTCGTCATGTTCGTCTCCTCTTCCTTGGTTGCGCCCGACGCCGCCTTCGGCTCCGGGCAGGTTGCGCCGAGCATGATCGCTTGATCGTGCATCGACTGAACGACTTCCATGTCCTTCTTGCTGTGGCGCGCACCGGCGGCCGCGTTCGGCTCCATCACCGGTTCGAAGGTCTGCACCACTTCAACCTCGACGCGATTGCCGTCCACCGTGTAGGCGCCGTTCGCCTCGGTGTAGGCGCGCTGGTAGAGGCAGTAGCCTCCGCCCTGTTCGTAGACCGAGTAGACGACACGGTCGGCGAAGACTGCCTCGATGCAGAACATCCCCGGTTCCATAGCCTTCACGGCATCGCTCAGTTCGCGCCGGACGTCCTGGTCGCTGACGTCCGCACTGACCGCACCCCGAATCGCCTCCATCATCTTGGCGAACACGGAGGCGTTCTTCTGGTCCTTCTTCTTCTTCCAGGCCTCGGGCAGCTGCGCCACGTAGTCGGCGCCCTTCCGGTATGCAATGCTCACGATCTTCTTCTTGATCGCATCCCGATTCCCCTTCGCGCGTCCGAGCGACGTGGCCGCGGCGGCAACATCCTCCGGCTTCGCAATGGGGAAGGACTGGTTCGGACCCGCGAAGTCCGCGGCGTCCATCTTGTCGCGTTCGGACTGCGGAATGTTGCGCAGCGTCTTCAACATCTCCACCGTCTCGGGACCTGGCTCGAGCCAGGCCTCATACATGTGCTCCATCTGCAACGGTCCTTTCTGGGACGCTGCACGCACGCCGCATCCCATCTCTCGACTGCACGCCCCGGTGTCACCCGCCGGCAAGAGCGCCAGATGATCCGGCATCAGGTCGTGCCACACACCCTCGTATTTCTTGCCCGCGAACTCGCCAGAGGTGTTATCCACGTCCGCGAACACGCCGACAGAGATCTCGATGGCTGCCTTCTCAAGGATGCGCGCGACCAGTGACGCATCGACGGCGTTCGCTTTCTCCACGTCGATCCACGCTTCCATCTTGAGCTTCTTGAGGATCGCTGCGGCTTGGAACACGATGCCGACGCACGCCGCCTCCATCACGTCCGGGGCGCCGCCGCTGACCGGGCGTCCTCTTTTCAGCGGGTGCCCGTAGAACACAGGTCGTCCGTTCCACCCGACAGGCGCTTTGCTGAACTCCTCGGCGAGGACGAGCTCCGCCGTGTCCGAGTTCATCGCGTGGATCACGCCTTCGACGAGCGCCACGACGGGCACCACGAGGTGGGGCCGGCCTTGGTACGTCTCCTCGCGGTAGTCCGCGCCTGCGACGGTGGCCAATGCGTAGAGCGTCTTCATGGCTTCTCCTGTCCGTAGCGGCGGTAGGCCGCCGCTACGTGGAAGTACGGCACCCCGCCGCAGACGAAGTCATTCCCGCCCGAGATGACCGAGATCAGCTTGCCTGTGCGATCCACGATAGGGCCGCCCGACATGCCCGGGGCTGCCGAATGATTGATCAGCAGCACCGGTTGGACACCCTCGACGGGCGACACCTCGGACGCCAGCACAAACCCGCCGAAGAAGAATGGTGCGTTCGGAATCGTCGAATACCCGATCATGTTCACGGCATCGAGCGGCTTCGGCATCTTCCCCAGCTCGATAATCTTCGGCATCTTGACAGTCGAGCGGAAGACGCCCAGGTCGCTCACGTCGTCAACGAGCAGCACCGTCAGCGGACGACCACCGAGGGTCGCCGCCTCGTGCAGGCAGTGCGCCGCGGTGAAGTACACGCCAGGCTTGACCTGGAACGCGGAGCAGTAACCGGTCTCGCCCAGCTGGATGCGGACGAGCACGTCGCCAATGGCGGCGGCGTGGATCGTCGGCGACAACGCGAGCAACAGCACGAGTAGTAGACGTTTCATGGACTCTCCTTACAACAGAATGCGTCCGCCCGTTTCGAGCAACAAGAAGCCATCCGCCTCAGTCAACATGAACCCCGCGAACGCCAAGTCCACGCGCGCTGTGGGCTGCACCGTAACGGTCGCGGTCAACCCACCGTCTACGGGTGCCTTCGGGATGATGGACTCCAGCACCCCAGTGAAGTACCACACCGCACCGTCGGGATATTGCACTTCGTACTCGTCAATATCCCCGGTCGTCCACGCCTCGAGTAGTCCGAGGTGGGAGGCTTCGTTGACGTTGAGTCCCAGCTCGAACGTCAGTGCGCCGAAGTGGCGCAGGCCCATCTGGTACTCGTCGTCGTCCTGCGTCGTCAGCGTCTTCTCGCTCGGCTTGCGGCTCAACGGCGGCGGAGTCACGTCGCGGACCTCCGTGATCGTCACGTGGTTCCGGCGAATGACCATGCCGTGGGCGGAGATCGCCATCAGTTGTACTGCCCGCCCGTGGCCGTCGTGCCCGCCACGTCACCCGGAAAGTAATTCGCGCCGCCGCCGAAGGTCTGGATGACCCCGTTCAGCTCGGCCAAGTAACGCTTACCCGTCGCTGCGCCAGTCATCGTCGAGAAGAACCCGAGAAAGCACGGCCCTGCGCCGTAGACAAAGGCCGTCGTCCACGCGGGGGTGCCCGAGAACGTGTGGGTTAGTGCGCCCGACTGATTCCAAGTTGCGTTACCCTGGCCAAAGACACCGCGTTGCGTGTTACCAGAGAACGTCAAGTTGCCGGTGTTGAGAACTGTGGCGTTGTTGACGTTAAAGGCGTACCGCGTGATCGCGCCGAGCTCGAGGACTCCGATCTCGATGAACGAGTTGAACATCCCGATCCCGTCACTCGAGCCGGAACCCGAGTTCGTCAACTTAAAGCCCGTGATCTTCCAGTACGACCGGACGCTCGTGTTATGCGTGACGCAATGCGTTGCCGCCGTCGTGTTATTGATGATCACGTTCGCCGGCGTCGTCGTGTCACCGGTCAAGATGATCCGCCCTGACGCGGCCTGGAAAAACTTCAGCGTAATCGGTGCGAACGTCCCCGCGCGCACTTGGATGGTGATGTCAAACGTGCCCAGATTGATGGCGACCGACACGTCAATAGCCTTCTGGATCGTCAGGAACGCGCCGCCGGCTGTGTCGGCCAGCCCCGTGTTCGAGTCGTTACCGTCCGTGCGCACGTAGTACGTGCGGGCTGCACTCAGCAGTTCTTGCGCCGGCACCCAGCCGCTGTTGGAGAAGTGCTGGATCGTGGCCACCGACGGCTGCTTCGGAATGAGCCCATGCAGTGACGTGCTCACGTCAAGGGTCGTCACGTCCGTTGGCGCGGCCAGTTCGTCCAGCTTGATCGGGTCACTGCCGCCGCTCTTATGCGAGGTGGCGTGCGCCGTCGGGGTGCGTGCGTCAGACAAGCGACTGTCCGACGTGATCACCGCGGTGCCCGTCACCTCCGCTGGCGTAATCGGCACGGTGCCCGCACGGAAGAACGCCAGCAACGCAGCCAACGTCGTGCGGACCGTGCTGCTCGACTGCACCACCGGCGCAATGTCGGCGCCT